TCCTTTAGTTAACTCAATAATTTGAGAAGTAAAATCTTGGTAAGCATCTCCATCATTTGTTGACGTATTGTTGATATTGTTTAATGTTACATTTGAAATATAGTCACCATCATCAATTCCTGTTGAATATGTTGGTGCGTTTCTTAAATTTACACTAACAATATTACTAGTTCCAGAAGGACAGGTACCGTTTTTTGATGTTGATTTAAACCAAATTTGAGTTTGTTGTACATTCATTCTAATACTATATGGGTTTGCAGGATTACTTGTTGATCCTGCAACTGTAGTAAAATTGTCAAATGACCATTCAATTTTTGTAGTACTTCCTTCGTTACCACTTGTTGTTAATGTTGTCGCATCATTAACCGTTGTATTTGATTTTGATGAGGTTAACGTACCACCATTTGTTGGTGTTGTACAAACTGTAACCGATGTTATATTAGCGGCAAACCCACCCCAAGTACCGACATTAGAAATATCAGTTGTCCATCTAATTGTAAGTTGTCCTGACGCATTTTCCGCAGTCACATTAGGGGGTATTGTTGTACCATTAAGTGTTGCTAGTAATGTTGATGAGGTATTTGGACCATCGTAAATGTATAGATAATCATAACTTGTTTCTAAATCCATTTGAGTGAATTCTAACTGTAACTTTTTTGTATTATCAGATGGTGTTAATGTTATTGTTCTATTAACACTATTTGTATAACCACCAGCCATAGGGCCGGCAGGGCCAACATCGTCTGTTAATGTATATGTAAATGTTGAATTTAATGTTTGTGAACAAGCCCCAATCATAGGTATTAATGTGTTTTCACTTGAAACGGTTGATGTAATTCCTAAATCGTCCACATATCTTTCGTGTGTACCTGATCCTCTAGCATCGATTAATCTAATATAAACATTTGTTAAACCTAAAGCTCCAATATTTAATGAGTATTGTTGGTATGTTGTAGTAACAGTTGTTATAGACCCTCTAGTTGTCCAAGTTGTTCCATTTGGTGATGTTTGTATATTTAATGTCCAAGCAGTTGTGTTTGAACTTCTTCTATACCAAAATGTTAATACCCCAGGATTTGCAATTAATGGTGTTCTAATTGCGTCATTAAGACCATTAAATGTCAACATATTAGTTCCTGTTCTTACTGGTGTTGTACCATAAGGGACTGAAGTGTTTGTCCACGTACCCTTTTGTGTTGGTAGTGCAGAACTAAAACTTTCATAAAGAAAGTATTGGTTACATTGTGTAATTCCTATAAAAGAAATTAAAGTAAATAGTAAGATTAAAAAACTTTTCATAATTAAGTATTTTTTCTTAATAAATACTTTGAAAAAGTTTAATTATAAAGTAAATTTTGTGTCAAATGAACATTAGTTGTAATTAAATTATTATTTAATAAAAAAGGTCAGATTTCTCTGACCTTTTCTTATACTTTTAAGATATCTTATCTTAATTCTCTTAAGTCAAATGTTCTAACTCCATCAACTGTGATTCTACCATAGAAACGGTTGTTAACGAATTTCTTAGCATATCTAGTCATTATACCTTTGATAGGTGTAAAGTTGAATGGGTTATACATTGTAGGTGTCAATTGAAGAGGTACATACGGTGCGTAGATGTAACCAGTATCCAATAGAGATGTTCCTTTGTGACCAATCAAGATTTGATTTGGTGGGAAGTATGGATCTCTATAAACTTGGTATCTACCAGCCAATGTTCCAACTCTTTCAATACCCATATTGTATTGATCTTGCTCAGGTGAAGCGTTAGATACGTGGAAGTACTCAAGGTCATCAAAGATTGCAGAAACTTCAGATGAAACAACAATCCAGTTTGCACCACCTCTCAAAGTAGATTTGTGGATTTGTGCAGACAATTGGTTGATTGCTGTAATCAAAGTTTGGTTCCAATCTTTTTGAGTGTAAGAAGTTGTTAAGTTCAATCTTCTCCATCCGTTGTAATCCCAACGTAAGTTCCAAGCAGCACCTTTTCTCAAGTCTCTTAAGATTTCTCTATCGATTTCAGCAGCAACTTGTTCTGATAATAAAGCTGTTAATTCAGCTTCAGCATCGATGTTGTGGAATGCCGCAACGTCTTGAGCAAGTTCTGGTGACCATTGAGCTCTTAATTTTCTTTCTGTAACAGATACAGTTACTGACTCAAGATCAAATGATACTTCACCAATTTTGTCTTCAAATTCTAGTTCTTCATATCTTCTGTAAACAGTTGTGAAACCTGAATTTGGTAATGTTCCAATTGTTGATCCTGTATATCCATCAAGTGAATCTGCGTTACAACCAGCACATACTGGACAAGAAAGGTCAACTTCTAAATAGATACAACCATCTTGGTCACAAATATCATTGTATGATCCACCGTTACCTGCGTAAGGTGTTGCATTATTATTTGTAAATGTTGTTTGTTGTTGTCTTGAAGTTGGATTTACAATTCCTTTACCATATTGTTGAGTAACAACTCTAAACAATAATGATTTTGGATTTCCGTTGTCATCATAAAGTGCGTTACAAGTATCTGCAGTTGTAGTAACCATCAGGTCCGATTAATTTTCCAGTACCAGCGTAAGCAAAATCACAAAGTGCAATAATTACTTTTCTAACATTTTTATTGTTATACTCACCATCAGCATCTTCAAGATTACCATTAACCCAAGCTTGTACAGTTGTGTCAGCTGTAACACCAGTCCAACGACCTTTAGAGTAATCAAACAATCCTGGAGGATCTAATGAAGCTTCAGAACCTTCATAAAATAAATCATAAAGATTTTTTTGGTAAGCGTTAGCTCCAGTATATCCAGCTGTAGTATCTTGTCCTGGGTTATTTGGGGAACCAATTGGTGCGTAGTGTGTTCCACCATTTCCTGGTTGAACCTCTTGATAACCTTGGATTTTAGGTACAAAGTAGAACAATTTACCAATAGGTAAGTTCATTGCTTGTACAGAAACGATATCGTTTGCTAACAATTTAGAGAAAACTCTTCTTACGATAGGGAAAACAACAGTTTCAAAAGCTCCGTTTGAACCTTCTGAAGTTGCTTCGTTAATCAAGAAAGAAGCTTGGTTTTCATACAACTGCGCAACATTTTCTTTTAGGTGGCCTCTAAGACCTTCTAGGAACCCTAATTTGTCCCATTTGTTAATTGTATCTTCTTTGATAACCTTAAGGTGCTTAAGACCGATGTTACCAACAAGACCTGATTCTAATAATGCTCCCATTTTTTATTTTTTTTTAGCTTTATTTTTATTTATGTATATTATAAATATACTTGACTTTTAAAAAAGTTTATTTTTTTTTATTTATTTAATTTTATTCATCAAATCCTTCATTCTTAAGAATTGTGGATTTTCATAAGTTTTTGACTCAATCAAATTAACAGCTGAACCAGTAGATGGAGTTTTAACAAAATTTCTTTCGATAGACTCGTTAATTGTATTATCTCCTTTTGATTCTCCTGTTAATTCATTTTTGATAGCTCTATAAAGATTTTTAGATTCTTTAAGATTTTCAACATTATCAAATCTTTTTAAGATGTTAATCTTTTCTTGTTTTGTTGTTGAATGTTCTGTAAACAATCTAGTAGCATACGCTAAATTTGAATTAAATACTGCCACTTCATTTAATTTATTTCTAAATACATCAAGCGCTTTTTTATATTCTTGATTTTTACTTCTAAGAGTTTCAAATTCTTCAATACTTTCTTTTCTTAAATGTCTTGGCGCAGTTCTTGGTTTGTCTAAACCTTCTCTACCCCATCTTTTTCCATTTCCAAGAGTTCTTGAAGCTTCTTTTGTCTCAACTTTTTTTATTTTTTTATCTTTGGCAACACCTTCTTTATATTCAAATTTTGCTTTTCCGGTTCCCATTGTTTTGTTAACTTTTTTCTTAACAGTTTTAAAACCACCACCCATATTAGGTTTTTTATCATATCTGAATTTAGAGGCATTTCCCATACCTAATCCTTTAGCTTTAAATTTTGAAGATTCTGCAATGTATTCGTCTTCGACATTAGGTTCTTCCATATCTTCAAACATTTCAGTTCCAAATTCATCTTCTTCCATATCTTCAAACATTTCATCTTCTTCCATATCTTCAAACATTTCATCTTCTTCCATATCTTCAAACATTTCGTCTTCTTCCATATCTTCAAACATTTCATCTTCTTCCATATCTTCAAACATTTCATCTTCTTCCATATCTTCAAACA